TCCTTGAACACCAGTTGCACCTTGAACTCCTTGGTGACCTTGGAATCCTGCTGTGGGTCCTTGTGCGCCTTGAGGTCCTTGGAATCCTTGTCTACCCTGAAATCCAGATGTTGGTCCTTGAGCACCAGTTGCACCTTGAACTCCTTGGTGACCTTGGAATCCTGCTGTGGGTCCTTGTGCACCAGTTGCTCCTTGAACTCCTTGGTGACCTTGGAATCCTGCTGTGGGTCCTTGTGCGCCTTGGAATCCTTGTCGACCTTGGAATCCTTGTGCACCTGCTGTAGGTCCTTGAGCACCTTGAGGTCCTTGAAAACCAGAAGGTCCCTGAGCACCAGTTGTTGGTCCTTGAGCACCTTGGAATCCTTGTCGACCTTGGAATCCTTGAGCACCTGCTGTTGGTCCTTGAGCACCTTGCGGTCCTTGAAAACCAGAAGGTCCTTGAGCACCAGTTGTTGGTCCTTGAGCACCTTGAGGACCTTGGAATCCTTGTCTACCTTGGAATCCAGATGTTGGTCCTTGAGCACCAGTTGCTCCTTGAACTCCTTGGTGACCTTGGAATCCAGATGTTGGTCCTTGAGCACCTTGAGGTCCTTGGAATCCTTGGCGACCTTGGAATCCTACAGTTGTTCCTTGAACACCAGTTGCTCCTTGAACACCTTGGCGTCCTTGAAACCCTGCTGTTGGTCCTTGAGCGCCTTGCGGACCTTGAACTCCTTGAAATCCTTGAAACCCTGCTGTTGGTCCTTGAGCGCCTTGCGGACCTTGAACTCCTTGGCGACCTTGGAATCCTACAGTTGTTCCTTGAACTCCTTGAGGACCTTGAACTCCTTGAGTGCCTTGAAAACCTGAAGTTACTCCTTGAGGTCCTTGAAAACCTTGTCTGCCTTGAGCACCTTGAAAGCCGAAAACAGAACTTTGTGCACCTTGAGGACCTTGAGGTCCTTGAACTCCTTGGAATCCAGATGTAGGTCCTTGAGCACCAGTTGCTCCTTGGACTCCTTGGGCACCTTGGAATCCCGCTGTGGGTCCTTGAGCACCTTGCGGTCCTTGGACTCCTTGGCGCCCTTGGAATCCTGCTGTTGGTCCTTGAGCACCTTGAGGTCCTTGAGCACCTTGAATGCCTTGAGCACCTGGTGCTCCAGTAGGACCAGAAACTCCTTGAAAACCCTGAGCGCCTTGAGCACCTGCAACAGTGCTTTGTGCACCTTGAGGTCCTTGAGCACCTTGAATGCCTTGAGCACCTGGTGCTCCAGTAGGACCAGAAACTCCTTGAACTCCTTGAGCACCTTGAAATCCTGATGGACCTTGAACGCCTTGAAAACCTACAGCACCTTGCACTCCTTGAAAACCTTGCGGACCTTGAGGTCCTCTTATGTTTTGTGTGTCGCCTATCCAAACACCATTAGCTGCAATAACACCATGTGTTTCAATTGTCAATCCATTTTTTACAACAAATGTATTTGCAGTAGCCAAAGTTTATTACCTTTTTTCTATTTTTTTAATTAAGTCTGATATAATTAATTGTTGTTCTTTTATAGCTTGAGTGATTACCGGAATTAGTTTCTCATATTGAACAGCAAGGAAATTTTCACCAGTTTTACTTTTTCCATTTTCATCAAGATCAAAAGGTGCTTGTGATATAATTTCGGGAACAGAAGGTTGTATTTGTTGTGCTATGAGCCCAACTTTTCTCGAATAATCTTTATATCCATATTTCTCAGCCAATCTATTTTGGGTGTAGTAAATTCCTGTCATGTTTAATATTTTTTCTAAACAATTTTCAATGACAGCAATTTTTGTTTTCAATCTTGCATCCGAATATCCTGAAATAATATCACTTGTTGCTCTAATTGTTCCAGTCGGACCGGCAGCAGTATTTATACCTAAAGCACTCACATTAGGTGTTGATGTGGTACCTTGAGCACCTTGAGGTCCTTGTGGACCTTGAGCACCTTGAGCACCTTGAACTCCAGTAAATCCAGTTGGACCTGCACCACCTTGTGGACCTTGCGGACCTTGCACACCTTGAAATCCAAAAGGTCCCCCAGGTCCTTGCGGTCCTTGTGGACCTTGAACTCCAACTGGACCCTGCGGACCTTGAGGACCTTGTGCTCCTTGCGGTCCTTGAACACCGACCGGACCTTGTGAACCAGGAGGTCCTTGCGGTCCTTGTGGACCTTGAACACCAACTGGACCTTGAGGTCCTTGTGGACCTTGTGCTCCTTGAGGTCCTTGAACACCGACCGGACCTTGACCACCAACTGGACCTTGTGCTCCTTGAGGTCCTTGAACACCGACCGGACCTTGAGGACCTTGCGGTCCTTGAGGACCTTGAGGTCCTTGAACACCAACTGGACCTTGTGCGCCTGGAGGTCCTTGAGGTCCTTGCGGTCCTTGAACTCCAACCGGACCTTGTACACCTACCGGTCCTTGAGGACCTTGAGGACCCTGTACGCCGACTGGTCCTTGAGGACCCTGAGGTCCTTGTGGACCTTGAGGTCCTTGTACACCAACTGGACCTTGACCACCTATTGGTCCTTGAAAACCTGATGGTCCTTGGACACCAACAGGACCTTGAGGTCCTTGAGGTCCTTGCGGACCTTGAGGTCCTTGCACACCGACTGGACCTTGACCACCTATTGGTCCTTGAAAACCTGATGGTCCTTGAACACCAACAGGACCTTGGGGACCGGTTGGTCCTTGTGGTCCTTGCGGTCCTTGTACACCAACCGGACCTTGAACACCAACTGGTCCTTGAGGACCTTGAGGTCCTTGTACACCGACCGGTCCTTGAGGACCTTGAGGTCCTTGCGGACCTTGAGGTCCTTGCACACCGACTGGACCTTGTGTGCCAGGAGGTCCTTGCGGTCCTTGTGGTCCTTGCACACCGACCGGTCCTTGTCCACCAATTGGACCCTGAGGTCCTTGCGGACCTTGTACACCAACCGGACCTTGTGCTCCAACAGGTCCTTGAGCACCTTGTGGACCTTGTACGCCAACTGGACCTTGTACACCGACCGGTCCTTGAGCGCCTTGTGGACCTTGAACACCAACAGGACCTTGAGGTCCTTGAGGTCCTTGCGGTCCTTGCGGTCCTTGTACGCCAACTGGACCTTGTACACCGACCGGTCCTTGAGCGCCTTGAGGTCCTTGAACACCAACAGGACCTTGTGCACCAGGAGGTCCTTGCGGACCTTGCGGACCTTGTACACCTACTGGACCTTGTCCACCAATTGGTCCCTGTGGACCTTGAGGACCTTGTACACCTACTGGACCTTGTCCACCAATTGGACCCTGTGGACCTTGAGCACCAGGAGGTCCTTGAAAACCAGGTGATCCTTGCGGACCTTGGGGTCCTTGTGGACCTTGTACACCAACTGGACCTTGTACACCAACTGGACCTTGAGGACCTTGAGCACCAGGAGGTCCTTGAAAACCAGGTGATCCTTGCGGACCTTGAGGACCTTGAGGACCTTGAACGCCAGAAAATCCTTGTGGTCCTTGCGAACCTACAAACCCTTGAGGACCTTGACTGCCAGGATAGTTAGATTTATTTCCTTGCCAAATACCCGATGAAGATATAATTATCTTTCCATTAGATAAAGATGTATTGCTTACTGCTAATCCATTTTTTACTACAAAATCCTTATTAGTTGCCATTCAATTTTTCTCTGAGAATTTCTATTTCTTTTTGTTGTATTTTTATTGTTTCAACAATTAGAGGTATAAGGAATTGATATTGAACCGTTAAATAATTTTGGCCGCTTTTACTGTTACCATATTCATCTATATCAAAAGGAGCTAAAGAAATAATTTCAGGTAATATCTTTTGAACTTCTTGTGCTATAACACCAATCTCTGTTTTATAAGTGTGATAACCAAACTTCTCTGACAATTCATTTTGTTTATAAAAAATAGCACTTAATGAATACAATTTTTTATCCGCTTCTTTTATGTATTCTATATTATCTTTAAGTCTTACATCAGAAAATCCAGCAACAATATCGCTTGTTGCCCTTAATGTGCCTGTAGGACCAGCAGCAGTATTTACACCTAATGCCGTTGCTTGTGTGCCTAATGCTCCTACTATACCTTGAGCACCAGGAACTCCTGTAGGTCCTGTTGGACCTGGAGCACCTTGACGACCTTGTGCACCAGGAACACCTGATGAGCCTGTTGCACCTTGAGCACCTTGAGCACCTTGTGCACCTGGAACTCCTGTTGGACCTGTTGGACCCGGAACTCCTTGAAATCCTGGAGCACCTGTTACTCCGGTTGGTCCTGTTGGACCTGGAACGCCTTGTGCTCCTGAAACACCTGGAACACCCGTTGGTCCGGCAAAACCTGGAACACCTTGGAATCCTGGTGCACCTGGCACACCTGTAGGTCCTGTTGGACCTGGAACACCTTGAAATCCAGAAACGCCAGGAACTCCTGTTGGTCCTGTTGGACCTGGAACTCCTTGGGCGCCCGAAACTCCTGGTACACCTGTAGGCCCAGCAACACCTGGAACTCCTTGAAATCCTGGAGCACCTGGAACACCTGTAGGTCCAGTAACACCCGGAACTCCTTGAGCACCTGAAACACCTGGAACCCCGGTTGGTCCTGTCGGACCTGCTACACCTTGTGCTCCTGCAACACCCGGAACTCCTGTTGGTCCTGTAACACCCGGAACTCCTTGAGCACCCGAAATACCCGGAACTCCTGTCGGTCCAGTAACACCAGGAACACCTTGAAATCCTGAAGGTCCTGTAGAACCCGTTGCACCTTGCGGTCCGGGAACTCCTTGGGCACCTGAAACTCCTGGAACTCCTGTCGGTCCAGTAACACCAGGAACACCTTGAAATCCTGAAGGTCCTGTAGAACCCGTTGCACCTTGCGGTCCGGGAACTCCTTGAAATCCTGAAGCACCAGGAATTCCTGTAGGACCCGTTGGACCTGGAACGCCTTGTGCTCCTGAAACACCTGGAACACCCGTTGGTCCAGCAACACCAGGAACACCTTGAAACCCTGGAGCTCCTGGAACTCCTGTGGGTCCCGTTGGACCTGGAACGCCTTGTGCTCCTGAAACACCTGGAACACCCGTTGGTCCGGCAACACCAGGAACACCTTGAAATCCAGAGACGCCTGGAACTCCTGTAGGTCCTGTTGGACCTGGAACACCTTGAAATCCAGAGACACCAGGTACGCCTGTGGCTCCTGTTGGACCTGGAACTCCTTGAGCACCAGATACGCCAGATACACCCGTAGGACCTTGAGGTCCTGGAACTCCTTGTGCCCCAGAAACGCCAGGCACGCCTGTAGGTCCTGTTTGTCCTGCAACACCTTGGAATCCTGGAGCACCTGAAACTCCTGTGGCACCTTGAGGTCCTGGAACACCTTGAGCGCCAGAAACGCCAGGCACACCTGTAGGTCCTGTTGGACCTGGAACACCTTGAAATCCAGAGACACCAGGTACGCCTGTGGGTCCTGTTGGACCTGGAACTCCTTGAAATCCAGAGACACCAGGTACTCCTGTGGGTCCTGTAATTCCCGTACCACCTTGTGGTCCTTGTGCACCTGCTACACTGCTTGCTGCTCCTTGAGGACCGAGAACGCCTTGAAATCCAGAAACACCAGTAGCTCCAGTTGCTCCAATTAAACCAGTAGCGCCTTGTGGTCCTTGTGCTCCCGCCACACTGCTAGCCGCACCTTGTGCACCTTGAGTGCCTTGTGGACCTCTATCACCACCTTGACCGGTTGCTCCTTGAAATCCTGAAAATCCCGTTATATTTGTTCCGGGACCTATCCAGTTTCCTGATGAATCGATTACATCTGTAGTGCCTACAGACAAACCATTTTTTACTATGAAATTAGAATTAGTAGCCAAGGTTCATTATCCCCTTTTTTATTTTTTTAATTATACAGGAATTAATGTTCTCATGGCTTTATATGTCGTAGAAGCATTAGTTGGTGTTGATAACAATCTAACTTGGCCTCCAGTTATATTGGCATCAAATGTTGCTAAAGATGCTCCAGTTCTTATCTCACCATATTGCACTAAAAATACTGTGCTACCATCATGGACTAAACTTATCTCTATGACTTGATATGCAGAACCACTTGTTATCTGAACAAAGTATTTTGCTGATCTATAAACAGAAGAACTAAAGAAATCTAATATAAACTCTGTTGTACTAGACGTTGTTTGTGTAGTTGATGATAATGTAGAATTGGTGTTAAGTGTAATTGAAGTATTTGATATGAGAGAAGAACCAGTTAATGTTGAACTAGTTGTTAAAGCTCCAGTCATAACATCGCCAGATTTATTGACTTTGGCGATATTAATTGCTCCAGTGTTGGCTAAAATTTCTAATCTAGCCGCACCCGTATTTGCTTGTGCAGCAGCGGTATCAGCAATTCTGGCGGCACCAACGTTCGCCTGATATGCATTGGTAATCGATGTTGTGGTTGATATTAAACCAGCACCAACATTAGCTTGAGAGATAGTCTGGTATGAAATTAAACCAGCACCAACATTAGCTTGTGAAGAGGCGGTATCAGCAATTCTAGCGGCACCGATATTTGCTTCGTATGCATTTGTAACAGAAATTAAGCCTGCACCAACATTAGATTGACTACTTGATTGTATTGTATTTGCATAGTCAAGTGGATCTAATCCACGCAAACTTATTACATTTGTAACAAGATTAGCACTTAGAGTTGCAACTCTAGTGTTTGCAACATCAATTATGTTTGTTGGTTCATTGTTTGTTAATAAATTGTCAAATAGGTAATATTTACCGTCTGAGTGTTTACGAACTAAACCGGTATGATTGTTTGGTGTGTTTGCATAGTGTCCAACAAAACCAATATCCAAAGCATCAGTTGAATTTTCAAACCCCAACTGAATTATAGTATCAGTAACTTTAAGTGAGGTAACATTAATAGTGGTAGTGTTTCCAGCAATGGTTAAATTTCCCGTTACTGCCAAATCGCCCGAAATTGTACCACCTGTTTTGTCCAGTTTATTTAATAAACCAGCGCCAACGTTTGCTTGATAAGCGTTTGTTACTGATATTAGACCAAGACCAACATTAGCTTCAGTCGTAGCTCTATCTGCAATTCTAGCCGCACCAACGTTTGCTTGATAAGCATTTGTTACCGATATTAGACCAAAACCAACATTTGCTTGACTTGCAGCCGTGTCGGTGATTCTAGCTGCTCCAATGTTTGCTTGGAGCCAAGTATTTGCAGTATTTGAAGATTCGAAAGCTAAATTTGCTTGATCAAAGGCTGAGTTTGCTCTGTTTGAAATGGCAATAAAGCTTGGAGTTGTGGAGTCGGACAATACTAGATCGGATGCACCAGAAATAGAAAGTGTTCCTGATGAATTGCTGATAACTGTTCCACCCAAGTCGATAGAACCTGGTCCCACAAACAATGAATGCCAGCGTTTTGAAGGAGATCCTAAATTCCAAGTAACATCAGTATTGGGTGTAATGTTTCCTGAGACTTCAACATTTCCTAAAATTAACCCGCCAGTTTTGGCAAAGAATGTGCTATCAGCATAATTCTTTAAATTGGTATTTGCTGTTATTATCCCTATACCAACGTTCGCTTCAGTCGTTGCTCTGTCTGCAATTCTAGCTGCACCAACATTTGCCTCATAAGCATTCGTGACTGATATTAATCCAGCACCGACGTTAGCTTGTGAAGCAGCAGCATCAGCGATTCTGGCGGCACCAATGTTTGCATATATGCTATTAACATTAGATACTAAATCTATACGAAGTTCACCAGTATTAGCATAAACACCATTTGAAAGTAAATCAATTTTATCCAGCAAGAATATTTTTGCACCACCAACATTAGCCTGTAGCCAGGTATTTGCCGTATTCGATGAATCATACGCTTGTTGAGCTAAAATGTTTGCAGAATTAGCTTTATTGAAGGCTAAATTCGCTTGGTCGAATGCTGAGTTAGCAAGATTTCTAGCCGTAGTGTCTGGTGCGGATCCAGGATTTAAAAGGTTTGTTCCTGCACCACCAACGCATTCCGTTAAATCTATATAAGCTCCTCGGGCGCCACCGCCTTGCTCAAAGAATCTTATTTTATTTTGATACGAATCAATAGTTATACCAACACCATCAAGTGTGGTATTGGTTACAGCCTTAGCTAATAATATTTCACCACCCTCATCACCGCCAGAATTGTTTGATATCAGCTTATTTGCTGTGACATCTACACTGGCTAATATTTTGTCTGTGCTAAGAGTTTTTGTGCTGGTGTCATATTTGAGATTTGCTGAAGCTCCAAATACACCAGAGTTATTGAATTGTATTTCACCGTTTAAACCGCTTGGTTCTGTTACGACATCAAATTGTGTGGCTATAGATGAAGAATTGCCATAATACAATTTTCCATCATAATAGTTGATAGCAAGTTCACCAGGATATAATGTTGCTGGAACATTTCCTGCTTGACCTGAATTTTTTAATAAAATTATTGTATTAGCCATTGCCCGATGTTAAAATGTGCCTCCAGACTTCACCAAATCATTTTCTTCTTGTGCATTATCTATTGGTTCTGGTTGAACATTTTCACCAAGTCTAACTTTTTTCAGTTTCGCGGCTGGAACTACGTTTTCTAATTTGAGTATGTATCTATTTAATTCTTCGATTTTATTTACGTTTTGTATCAGAATTTCTTGAGATTCAATTTTCACTTTTAAAATTTCTTTTCTTGTTTCTTCTAATTGTCTCATGTAGTCGTTTACGGCATTTTGCAATCTATTCTTTTCAGCAACAATACTATTCATGACATTTGCTTGTGTATCCTTAGTGTTTAACGAAGATTTCAAGTTATCTTTTTCACTTATCAATGAATTTATTTGTTTATCTTTTTCGCTTAAATTAAAATCTCTTTGTTGCAAGCCATGTTGTAACTCTTCATTTCTTCTAGACAAATCATTAACTTGCCTTCTAAAATCTTCGAGAACTTCAAATTCATTTTTATTAACTTCTAATTGAGCTTGAAACATAACGTTTTGCTTGATAACAGAAACAAAATTATCAAGCAAAACGTTAACATAAGCATTTTGTAACTTCACATCCATGATAAACTCCGTTCAAAATAATTTAGAATGTTCCACCACTTATTGTATATGTATATCGTATTTCTTTTGTAGATGCATTGTATATCATAAAGCCGTCATATGTTGCATCTTGTGTTGCAGTGAAACGAATTGGATTAACATAGAACCCAGACTGCGAAGCACTTAGATTATTTCCTGAAGCATTCAATACAATACTGTTTGCTGCACCAGATTCAAATCCTGCTTTATTACCAATTGCAATTGCATTAACACCTATTGAAGTTGTGTTTCCTTTACCTGCTTGATTACCAATTACAACTGAGTAATTACCTTGTGATCCTCCAGTATCATAACCCATCGCAATCGCATACTGTCCCTGATTACTACCAGAAGATCCACCGATTGCAATACCATTATATCCTTGAGCACTTATACCTGCATTCAAACCAATCGCGATTGCCACTTGACCTTGGTTCTGATTACCAGCACCATAACCTATCGCAATACCGTAAGCACCTTGAGTATTGTAACCGGCAGATTCGCCGATTGCAACCGCTTGTGCTCCTTGAGCTATCGTACCTGCGAATTCACCAAATGCAACAGCACTGTCTGCTGTATCTTTTATAATTGCACCATTTGCAAGAAGAATACTTGTTGCGTTTGTGGTGATTTGACCACTGCTCTCTAAAGTGAAATTATAGTTACCATTTACAAGAGCAGTGATCGAAGTATTTGTAACTCCAGATACTCTGCCGTAATTATCTACTGTTATGACTGGAACATGAGTCGTGTTTCCATATGTTCCGGCTGAACTTGTATTTGAGAGTACACCTAGAGCACCGCTACCATTACCAACTAAAATTGAACCTGTTGTAAACGATGATTGTCCAGTACCACCATTTCCAACAGACAAATCATTCGTCAGTGTTAATGTACCAATCGTTGCTTCTGTAAAACTACCAACATTAGAAGAAACTAATTTACCGATTAAGTTCGCACGAACATTAGCATAAACTAAAGATGGATTCGCTAAATTGAGTGTATTAGTAACAAATTCTTCATTATAACCAGTAAAAATGTAAGCATCATTTGTTGCTGCTTTACGAATAATACCAAAATGATTATTTGAGCCTGACTCATTATAATGACCAACGAAGCCTATATCAACAATGTCCGATGTGGTATTATTTGCCGCAAGGAAAATAACAGGGTCAGTAATATTCAATGATTGTACACCGATTGATGTTACATTGCCGGAAATAGTTAAGTTGCCTGTGAGACTTAGATCACCAGAAATTGTTTGGTTACCAGTCGTTCTAATAACCGTATTATCAACATCAATTTTAATTGTATCTGTAGGATCAATAGAGGTTGTGATTCCGTCACCGCCAGCAACAGTTAATGTTTCCGTTAGCAACGAAATTGTATTGATGCCTGTATCAGCAGCAATACTTAAATTTGTAGAAATACTGACATTTGCAGCATAACTAATACGTCCTTTTGTATCTACAGTAAAGACTGGAACATTAGCTGTTCCACCGTATGTTCCAGATGAAACTCCAGTTGTTTTCAGATTACCTTGGAGAACAACATCTGATGTTCCATTGAAACTGACAGCAGCAGAATCTACATCAGAACCATCAATACTGAAATTTCTTCCATTTAATAAAGATGTGGCAGTATCAGCATTACCTTTAAAACCATTCGCTGTAACAAAATTGAAAGAAACATTCCCCGCAAGGTCTCTTAGTGCAATGGTATTAGCAGTTGGTGAAGCAGTTGCATTATCGATTCTTGTGGTATACGATTTACCACCGATGGCAACGACACCAGAACCATCATCAATCCAAAGTACCCCAGATACATTAGAATATGCGGGTTCTGCAACATTTAATGTTGGTGGTTGGGAAGTTACATTTGAATATTTTAGCTGGATTACGGTGTTTGCCATTTTTTGCCCTATTGAGTTATTATTGTATTTATCCCTAAAACGAACCACCATTTATGGAACGAATAGCCACTTGTGTAAGAGATTGATTGGTAAATTTTTGTTGTGTCGCATCATAAGCAACCACATCTCCGTTTTGTAGACCTGAAACTGAGGTGTCTACAAGTTCAACCAAAGCTACATTAGGTTTAGGTTTAAATTTTGGATCCGCTATTGTAGTTCTTACACTACCAGAAACAGAAACTTTTCCTATTATTCCTGGTGTTCTTATTTTAACAGTTGTCATTTTATCTCGTTACAGATGGTAGAACTGTTACGATTCCTTCAACCACTCTCGTAACAACATTTGCTGAAGAAGTGATAATAACGTCATAAACATATCTTCCAGGAGTTAAATTAGCCGTGTTTGCAGCCGACATCGACAAGGTTATCTCACCATTAGATGTTCCTGTTACCGTAGAAACTATGGTAGTTGATGATGTCGAATAATAAGATTTACGCATTTGGGAACCGGAGGTGTATGCATAAAGATTAATAGCATCGCCATTAGAATCTTCAACATTCAGAAGACTACTAAAAGTAGCCCCCTGCTCTATTACTAACTCGGAAAAGGCTGCCAAGATTTACTCCTTAAATTTTCTTTTTAATATCTTCAATTTCCGATTTCAATTCTTTAATTGCTTCAATCAATAAAGGAATCATTCTGTCATATTTCACGGTTAAGAATTGGCTTCCGATTGGAGCTGGAACAACAACTTCTGGAAGAACTTTTTGAACTTCTTGAGCAGAAACACCAACCTGAACAGAATCATCATAACCCAAAGATTTAGCTAATTCATTTGGCTGATAATAGAAACCTGCAAGCTGTACAACTTTATCGATAGCATTTTCAATATTACCTATCTTATCTTTTAGCTTATCATCAGAGTAGCCAGAAGTAATATCACCTGTTGCTCTTATTTCACCTGTGGTTCCTGATGCGGCCGTACCCACACCAAGAGAAGCGAATTGAGGTGTCCCTGTTGTTCCTAAAGATATCGCGGTGTTTGTAACTGTTGTAATATGACCTCTGTCATTTACAGTAAACACCGGAATCTCAGTAGCAGAACCGTGTGTTGCAGCAACAACCCCTGAGGTATCATGTGAAATTGATAATGCACCGTTTGTTAATGATGCAGTAATTGGTGCTGTTCCTGATACTGATCTTGCAACTCTGACACCACCATCGAACACACCTGTTGCACCATAAACTGGACCAGTTGAAACCACATTTGCTGCCCAAACATTTCCAGCTACACCAACACCACCAGAAACTTTTAATGAACCAGTAGAGGTAGAAGTTGCTGCTGTAGTGTCAGTGATTGTAAGGGCACCAGTTAACGTTCCACCACCTGTGCTCAGATATGTTCCATCATGGTTGTGATTTGATAAAGAAACTGTAGCACCAGCAGAGTCGGTGATATGACCGAAACCGTCTATTGTTAAAGAGGTTATAACACCTGTTGTACCTGATGTGAATGGTCCTGTTGGTCCTAATGCTCCAGATAATGTTGAAGTGTCAGCGTGACCAATAGATAGATTACCATTAGCAGCTAGAGAACTCACAATTCCTGTTTGAGGATTCACCGATCTTGCAACTCTCACACCACCATCAAATACTCCTGTTGCACCGTAAACTGGTCCTGTTGAAACAAGATTTGCTGCCCAAGCATTTCCAGAAACACCTATACCGCCAGAAGTTACTATCGAACCTGTAGTTCTTGAAGTTGAAGCATCGGTTGATAAAACTTCAATAAAACCACCAGCTTCAATATTTAAAGCAGTTGAATATAGTTGATCCGCATACAAATCACCACTAACACCGGCACCACCCGCTACAATTAATGCTCCAGTTATTCTTGATGTTGCGACCGTTGCATTCGCAATATTCAATGCTCCAGTCATTGTATCACCGGTCACATTAACAAATCTACTATCTGCTTCTGTTTCCGTATAATAACGGTCATCCAAGTTTACGGAACCTAAAGCTGTTATATGCCCATTAGTGTCCAGTGTAACATCTTGTATTACATTTCCAGCACTGTTATCAACACTTGCTTGAGTTGATGTATCATCATGTGAAATGTAAAGTTTTCCGTTTGCAGCTAACGAACCTAGTATTGATGATGAAGCAACTATTGCGCTTGCAACTCTTACACCAGTATCAAATACGCCTGTTGCGCCGTAAACTGGACCAGTTGAAACAAGATTTGCTGCCCAAACATTTCCAGCCACACCTATACCGCCACCACCAACACCACCACCAACAATTAAAGCACCAGTAGCCGTGGAAGTTGCTGCTGTGGTAGTAGCAATGTTTAAAGCACCAGTCATTGTATCACCGGTCACATTAACAAATCTATTATCAGATTCGGTTTCGGTGTAATAACGGTCATCCAAGTTTACGGAACCTAAAGCTGTTATATGTCCAAAACCATCTAATGTAACATCTTGTATTACATTTCCAGCACTGTTATCAACATTTTCTTGAGTTGATGTATCCTGGTGCGAAATATACAGCCTTCCATTGGCAGCTAACGAACCTAATATTGCAGAGGATGCAGTAATCGCACTTGCAACTCTAGTTCCAGTGTCATAAACTGGTCCAGTTGAAACCACATTTGCTGCCCAAACATTTCCAGCTACACCAACACCACCAGAAACTTTTAATGAACCAGTAGAGGTAGAAGTTGCTGCTGTATTATCAGTAATTGTAAGAGCACCAGTCATTGTATCGCCGGTCACATTAACGAATCTACTGTCAGATTCGGCTTCAGTGTAATAACGATCATCCAAGTTTACAGAACCTAAAGCTGTTATATGACCGAAACCGTCTAATGTAACATCTTGTATTACATTTCCAGCACTGTTATCAACATTTTCTTGAGTTGACGTATCTTCATGAGAGACATATAGTCTTCCATTGGCGGCTAAAGAACCTAATATTGCAGACGATGCAGTAATCGCACTTGCAACTCTTGTACCGGTATCGAACACTCCTGTTGCACCGTAAATTGGACCAGTTGAAACAAGATTTGCTGCCCAAGCACTTCCAGCAATACCAGCGCCACCTCCAACTATTAACGCACCAGTAATCGTAGAAGTTGCTGCCGTGTTAATAGCAACGTTTAAAGCACCAGTCATTGTATCACCAGATTTATTAACTTTAGTAATAAGCCCAGCACCAACGTTTGCTTGATATGCACTAGTTACTGCAATATCTCCAGCACCAGCATTAGCTGTTGTTCCAACAATAAACTGCCCAGAGTTATCTCGGAGAACCCAATAATCATTGCCCTCATCATAACGAATGTAAACATTAGGAGAATTGGCTATATTCCCTCTGTTAATTATAATGCCAGCATTTTGTGTTGGCATCATATTAGTTGTATGATTGGAATTTAATACAATTTCATTATCTGCTAAATTAATTTCTTCTGTGTTTATAGTAGTAATAGAGCCACTTACAGTTAAACTACCAGAAATCGTCAGATCACTAGAAATTGTTCCTCCAGTTTTTGGAAGGAAAGTAGAATCTGCATAATTTTTTAACTTAGTGTTGGCAGTATCAATATCCGCTCTAGCGGTAATTAATGCTACTCCAGAATTTGCTTGTGCATTAGCAGCATCAGCAATCCTAGCAGCACCAATATTAGCTGCTAGTGAAGTATTGGCGTTTTGAGTATCAAGTCTTAATTGACCAACGTTTGCTTGATATGCATTGGTAATCGATATTAAACCAGCACCAACGTTTGCTTGACCACTCAGCACAGCAGTTCTGACTGCATTTGAAGTTGCAACATTAGATGAACTATCAAGTGAAATGCTGTTACTCATTAAGTTGGCAGTTAATATTCTAGAATATGCAGTGGAATCATCGAGATTTCCCACATCTCTAAATTCCCAAACTTTAGAAACTTCGCTCCAACGAAGATCGGCATCTTTATTATCTTGATCGAATGTTAGTGTTGTTCCATTGTTAGCAAAGTTTATTGGTGTTGATGTTGCTGGAGAAGCAGAATTATATCCAGCAGAAGTTGTTACTTTGAAGAAGTTAGAGTTTGTTCCGCCAACTGCAACCGCTCCACTTGCATTCAAAACAAGAACACGATATATCGTATTATTTGAAAGACCTGTTACTGGTGATCCAACACTTGCTGCACTAATGTTTGTGAACATAACATTTTGACCCATAGAAAATCCATGAGCAGACATGTTAATAGTATCACTTGTTCCATCTAATGTTGCTGTAGCATTTACTCTGTTAATCGTGATATAATCATATCCTGCGCCAATAGTTTGCTTAGTCGTTGCCATCAACTTAATTCTATTGGTATCAACTAATTGTTGCCCAGTTATAGTGAAATCACCACCAACAGAAACTCCACCAGTAATAGCTAAGGAACCGGTTATTGTTTGTGAGGTTGAAGTTAATTTCACATGATTAGCAAATGCTGATATATTTGCTGCACCGACATTAGCCTGATATGCATTTGTGATAGCAATCCTAGCTGCACCGACATTAGCCTGATATGCATTTGTAACAGTGATATCTCCAGCACCCGAATTTGCTTGTGCATTAGCGGTATCAGTAATTCTAGCAGCACCAACGTTTGCTTGTGCAGCAGCGACATCAGCAATTCTAGCAGCACCAACGTTTGCTTGAAAAAGGAGAACCGCAGTATTAATAGAATTTGCTGTTGCTGCGGTAGTCGTACTGGTGCTAGTAATAGAGTCTGTAAGTTGTAGAATACCCGTTTCTGTTGTAGAACCAGTTCTAATTGCAACATTTTGAGCAGATGTAATATGCCCTCTATCATTAACCGTAAATGAAGCAACATTTACACTATTACCATAAGTTGTTGCAGTCACACCAGAAACATCATGAGATATTGCTAATGCACCTGTCGAAGAATTTAAAGTGGCACTTATTGGTGCGGTTGCTGATACAGTTCTAGCCACTCTGTTTCCGTTATCGTAAACCGAAGAAGCATATAAATTTACAGCAGAAAGATTGCTGGTTATTCTAGCATTGTCAGCAACTAAAGTGCCAGTCGCTACAAAACTGTTTGCTGTTACATTAGCAGTAATTCTAGCATTGTCAGCAACTAAAGTGCCAGTCGCTACAAAACTGTTTGCTGTTACATTAGCAGTAATTCTAGCGTTATCCGCAACTAATGAATTTGATGCTGTTATACTGGAAACATTAGCGTTATCAGAAATTCTAGCATTGGTAGCATTTATAGTTGTTGCAGTTGTTTCAGTAAAAGTAGCATTGGATGTAATTCTAGCATTATCAACAACTAAAGAGCCTGTTCCCACAAAACTGTTTGCGGTCACATTAGCTGTAATTCTAGCGTTATCCGCAACTAATGAATTTGAAATAGTAACATTAGCTACGTTAGCGTTACCAGAAATTCTAGCATTGGTAGCATTTATAGTTGTTGCAGTTGTTTCACCAAACGTGGCGTTAGCAGTAATTCTAGCGTTATCCGCAACTAAAGTGCCAGTTGCTACAAAACTGTTTGCTGTTACGTTAGCAGTGATTCTAGCACTATCAACAACTAACGAACCTGTTCCTACAAAACTGTTCGCTGTTACATTAGCTGTAATTCTAGCATTATCAACAACTAAAGAGCCTGTTCCCACAAAACTGTTTGCGGTCACATTAGCAGTAATTCTGGCATTGTCAGCAACTAATGAATTTGATGCTGTTATACTAGAAACATTAGCGTTACCAGAAATTCTAGCATTGGTAGCATTTATAGTTGTTGCAGTGGTTTCACCGAACGTGGCGTTAGCCGTAATCCTAGCGTTATTAACAACTAAAGATCCTGTTCCTACAAAACTGTTTGCGGTCACATTAGCTGTAATTCTGGCGTTATCCGCAACTAATGAATTTGTTGCTATAAAATCTGTTGCATGTACGTTTGCTGATACACCAACACCACCTTCGACAATTAATGATCCTGTTGTTTTTGATGATGAAACTAGACCACTACCTAATCTTAAATTGCCAGTGATGTTGGAATTACCTTGGACAGTTAATGATCCGTTAGCACCACCATTTGCTGTATTTGCTGCATAAATGTATAGATTTCCAGCACTATTGGACGCAAGACTTCCCAAAGAAAGTAAAACAGTGTTATTAACTGCACCGGCAGCATCACCTTTAACTGTAACATTTCCAGAAATGAATGCTGATTTTGATACTCCAACACCACCGTATATTATTGCAGCACCAGAAATATTTGAAGAAGTTTCCGTTGTATCATTAACTCTTAGTGATCCAGTCGATGTTGCATTCGCAGTTGTTAAATTGCCAGCAGTTGTATTCCCAGTAATTATGGCAATACTATCAACAAGTAAATTACCACTCTGCGTAGTTCCAGATACAGTTACATTAACATTTGCAACAATATTATTTGTTCTTACATTTTGAGTTACTTGTAAATTCGTATTTACGGTTGCATTGTTTGCAACAAAAAGAGCAGTTCCAACTCCGTAGATAAAGACATTTGCACCTACAGTTAAATTACCAGTGGCAATTTCTCTAGAACCTAATTCAACATTTCTACCTATTGTTACAGTGTTTGAAAGAAGAACATTATTAGCAACTGTAAGTGATGTTCCCTGAGCGGTTATTGATAACGCTCCAGTATTAGAAATCGTCAGGGTACCTGATGTCTTATTAAAATTACCCGTTTCGATGTTATTAATTGCATTAGCTGATTGATTGGTCTGAATTCTCCATTCATCAACTGTGTTTATTCTAGTGATATTATTAATAGGCATTATTGTTTACTCTGTTTCAGCAAGGAGTTTAAAAGTTCTTTTATGTCTTTCATGTCGTTAGAAAGCTCATCGACTTTACTTTTAAGATTATTTATCTCATCATTTTTGCCGTTAATTCTCTGAGCTAACTTTTTTCTCGCTTCATTTTCAAGAAGAGCATTTTGCCCAGTCATTAATAATGCATTAGTTGATACATCTTTTACAAAATTTGTACCTTCAACTTTTAGCTTCATCGATTACTCCGCAGGTGTTGCAATAATACGTAAATCTCTTACACTGGGTGGAATCGCTGGGTCTGTAGAGGTGAGAACAATTTTTATAGCAAAGGTTTTGAAACTATCATAAGTCACACCATTTGATCCTGTGTAAGTTACTTGATTTACCGTAGCTGAAGGGCGATATTCATATTCTCTATAAGTTGTTAAATCTGGCGAAGGAGTTGTTGTTGGATTGATACAAACCATCTTTTCATAAGGTCTATCTGCGAATTCTGTTCCATCCGAATCTGAAAGAACTTTATAGTAGACTGACACCTCAGAAATACCAGGTTTGTTTGCAGACAAGAACACACGTAAATCTCCAGCATCATAACCATCTGCCAATTTGATAGGCTTAGTGATGTATCTTGCAAGGCAAGGACCACCAGAAGAATCAAACTCGCTATTCAGTACGATTGTAGCTGGAGTAGTTGGATGTGTATAATATGAAATTGTGAAATCATCCAAATAACCAGACCCAGAAGAAGTGACATAGATTCCTACAACATTTCCATTCGCATCAACTGTGACGTTCGCATTCGCTCCAGAACCGGTGGAACTCGTTACCGAAATTAAATTAGCATTGCTGTATTTGGATCCTGGAGCAATAATTGTAAAATCATCTGAGGTAATTTCTCCATTGTCTAAGAAATTTTCCCAAACGTTCAAAAACAGACTTTCTTCGGAAATAATAGGAGATACAGCATCATTTATCGTCGATATAGTCGCTTTTAATGTCCAATCATTCTTACTTCCAATTTTTTTGCGTCTATTTCCTACTGCGTAAATATCATCTTCCGCCATCATATATGTGACGTAAGGAGTAATTGGTCTATAAGTCGTTTCTTTCGAACCTGTTACTGGTGTGGTAACAATAGAGTAATTGAGATTTGTCACACCAGCAGAAGGAATAATAGAAGTTTCCATCAATTTAAATTTATCAACATAATATAAAGATGGAGTTGCCTGATTCTCGAAAGCATAAGTTGCTGAAGAAGTAGAGAAAACACAACGATTCAATCTAAACATCAAATCTTCATTCATGAACGGAACATATTCCATGGAATTTTGTGATTTGTAAAGTGTTCCGACATATGGTTGTTTATCAACAAATTCGTTGTTGGTTGTCGTTGAACCTTTTTCAGCACCCCAAATTGTATAATCATTTGAGTCTGTTAGAACAACAAATGCATACAGACCTGGTTTCAGATAAACTGGAAAATCAAATTTGAAGTTGGTTGCAGTCGCAGTTGTTGATACCGAAGGATTATCAGAAATGTTAATCTCACTAGGATACTTGACTACGACCGATTCTGGATACCAATAATCTGAGGAAGGTGCGCCATTAATAGTTGGTCTAATTTGAACGATAACTGGTATATTTTCATCATCCTTTGCTCTGAAAAATAAATCCATGCTATCCAAAAATAATCCATAAGGATACTTTTCAACATCAACGAAGAATGTTTGCGCTAGAGGATCTCTATTAACTGCGGTAAATACTGTACTTAATTCTCTAGTACCAATAATTTTCTCTGAAGTGAGCGCACCAACAATTTTGCTATCCACATCAACATTCAAAACAGTATCAACTAATGTAGTTTTATTTACTGTAATGCCTGAAGATGTATAAACTTTATCTGCAAAAGAAATTGCATCTGCATCATAAGTGTTGTTGAATGATTCAGTTACACGGAAGTTTCTTTGCCCAGAACGGAAGGTTGCTTCAGGTATGTAAAGAGCGCCACCAATTTGACCTAATTTATTTGTGTTATTATTACCAAAACTGTAAACATATTCTTGCCCTGCATAAGCAGAAGCTCCGCTAACGGTTGCAACTTTAGTCGTTGTATTATAATTAATAACATTAAATGAGGCACCGACACCAATTTCATTATTTGATTTGTGTATTAAGTATAATGTATTGCTAGAAATATTATAAGATGGAGCATCTGAAGCGAGAGTAATTTCTGTGGCTGTAATTCCTCTTGTAACTCCGGAGCGATGATCATTTACACTAGAGATAGAATAAACATTTCCTGAGTCTACACCGTATACGAATTTGCCTGATAAGTTTATTGTAGCATTTTCGTTTATGATTGAAACATTAGCAGAACCAACTTCACTCATAACGATTGTGCCGGTTTTAAATGATGATCCTCCGGCGACTAAACTTGCTACATTAGCAACCAAATCTGCATAGGTATTGGCTATCAGGATAGTTTCACCATTTGTTAATCTTGTGTTCACATTTAATGTGACTCTGTTGGGAACAACAACATATTTGTTAACATCAACATCATCAAAGAAAGAATACATTCTTGTTGATGGTCTTAAACCAACCGAAGAGAAAACAATTCTCTTTGGTTTCATATAAGGCTGAATTGCTAAATCTGTAACAAAAGTTCCAACATCAACTTGTGAAGAAGAAGTTGATATTTGTTTTTGTGAAAACTCTGTTCCAGCTTTAGCAAAAGTTAATTCATTAGTCGTTGTCAAGAAACCAAAGCCTTGTGATTTCCAACCTACATCACTAACTATTGTTTGATTTCTAGTCTGGTACCATTTACTATCAATTATTTGAGCAAACGGACTATTTTTATCATCTCTCCATTGAGGTACATTATCTGAAATATATTTAAATGCTTGATTAACAAAATTAAATGCGTTTTCTACCCCTTGTGTTGAATTTAAAGTTACCTTAGCAGTAACTCCAGTATCAACATCACCTGTAAATTCAGGAAATAATTTCGTTACACCTTTAAAGTTTGCAAAAAGTGCTTGTGCAACAGGAATGGATTTAGTAAAATATTGTTGTTGAGCAAAATTAGAAGATGTATAAGAAAGAATGTGTGCTTTCTTTGATCCTGTTCCTATAGTTTTAGTTGAACCAGTAAATGAAGAAGTAATTGCTTGTAATTTTACAGTTCTCATTAGTGAAGCAGGATATAATGTTCCATTATCAAGAAGATTTCTATTATCGAAAGTAGTTGTATCCTGAACTAATTCTTTATTTGTAAAATTATCAACAAGTATACCATACTTCGCTCTTTCTAATCCATTGTTGTCCAATATCTTAGCGTCTGCGGCACTCTTCTCAAGTGCGTTTAAAGAAACATAATATTCTAGACCACGAATTCTATCTTCAAAGTTTTGAATGTCCTGCATTGTATAACGACGATTATTCTTGAAATCTGCACGAATATCTTTTACATTTTCGGTATACGCAGGAATAGTCAAAGTATAAATCAACATATCTTTTACATCAACCACTGGAGGAAGAGGTTGTACGGCAGCCTGCCCCTTAACAACAGCAAACTCTCCTCCTGATTTTACAATAACTCTATCGATTCTCGGCAGATAATAATCATATGACATCTCAATGTTTTCTAATGGTTCTGGATTTAAAGCACCTGATAGTGTTGTTCCGCCAATAGCTTTGTATGGTCTGAAATCAAATGCCGATCTTAAACTTAGAATGTTATTGTTTTCTTTATCATTAAATGAAGGAATGTCATCATAATTAATATTAGAACCTTGTGCATAAGAATCTACAGTAAATAAGCCGCTAAAAACTGTTAGTTGTTTAAAGTAACGGTACTGAACAAAAATTCTTCCGGTTGGTGCAGAAAATCCTCTTTTCAATTTAATAGTTGCATGATCATAGTGTGTTTTTCTTTGACCAGTATCAAATTCATATCTTTCTGTGACATCATACGCTGTATTTGTAAGCATTGCAGAAGTCACATTTGATGTTGTATTTTTAGAATCAAATATGCCGACAATTTCATAAACATCAGGAACTTGTAAACTAACAACTTTTCCTGGCGTTCTCAGATCGGTTAGAATTGATGATTCTGTGAAGTTTGTTGCACCAATACTTTTGAAAACCATTCCTCCGGCAAAACTAGTAGTTTCACCAGAAGTATTTGCCGAATAGAGAACATCCGTACCTTGTGTTCCAGAAGTATTCATCTCATAAGGGATTAAATCATGAAGAGTGTCACTTATAGGAACTAATTGCTTTTTCTTTGTTACACCTGTTGTGGCATTTTCGGCATTGTTTATTTTTGTTGTCACCAATAAATCAACTCTTATAGTATCTTCCGTTTTCAAATCTACTTCGAAGGAGTTAGTACCAATAGATGTGACTGTAAAGTTATCATTCGAAAGGGCTAAAACAGTATTTGCAGTTATTCCTAATTGAGCATTGCTTGTGCTATCGGAGCGAACAAAACATATAATATTATCTCGTATTAAAGAATCTGAAATTACGCCACTTCCTGGAGAGAATGCAAAAGTATCAGGAGAGGTTGCAGTAACAGTAAATTTGCCTGTAGCGGCAACTGTCACACCAGAATATTTCTTTCTAACATAAAAATCCATATCAGAAATCGTATTCGCTTTAATTGCGGTTTGTCTTGGGTTAAATATCAACGAAGCTCTAGCTTGTTCATTAATTGATGCGAATCCAGTGGACGTCGATTTAGAATCGGCATCAATATTTCCCGCAAATGCAATATAAAGCCCACCATTTGCAACAAGAGATTCAGCAGCAGTGAAGTCTGATTCAATACTAAATGTGTTCGACGCTGGAATAAAAGGTAAAGAAGATGAAAGATTTAATGTTACAGTATTTGAACTTGTAATCAATATTGGTGAAAGACTAGAACCACCAGAATCAGTGATTCTAAAATACATGTTAGCATAAGCATTAGTTGTAAGTGTCGAACTAAATGTGGTAGGAATAGCAATCGTTGTTGGTGAACTTCCGCTTGCTGCTAATGTACCCGTAACAGGAACATTATTGGCACCAAAAAGATACGTCGTGAATGTATGTGTATTTCCGTTAGATGAATCTGTGGAATCATTGTAACGAATCATATGAGCATAAACCGTACCAATTTTTGTAGAGTTATATTTTGATGCAGTTGTTATCTGTATACTTTCGTGTGGGACGCAATGAATATCGAGTTGAGGAAAAGTTGTGATTTCTAATGTGTTACGAACGTTTGCTAATACAACACTTGATTCATAGTTAGTTGGAAGATCAAAATCATTCACATTCGCAACTTCTCTTGCTCTATCAACTTTGATTCTGCTTGGAGCTATAGTTTGAAATTCATAACCTCCAACATAAGCTTTACCTGGATCCAACACTACATCAAATTTACCATTAGCTTGATCACCTTCTTCTAAAGAAATAACAAAAGGATCGACCGTGTAGTTGCCTGATTCATCATATGTTCTTCTAGCTAAAGTTTTCTCAATTTCACTATAAATTGGATATTCTATCTCTTTTGTTTTAACGTCTTCAACAAGTCGTATAATTTCAAAAAATGTTGAAGTATCGGCTGAATCCAGAGTTCTCTTTGAAAGAGTTGTTGTAACTTGAAAACGATTTGCGCCGGGAGCTTGATAGTTAAATGAGCCTTGTGCAGGATCTAACAGTGAAGTATCATCAATTTCATCTACAATATTTTCTTCAAACTCAATACCAATCTTGTAAGAGGGTAAGACATTGACTGTTGAACTAGATCCAATTCGATAAAAAGATTCAATAATTAAAAATTGAGGAACAACTTTAACAAATTGACCTTTAAAATAATAAACACCTTCTTGTATGCTTGCAACAAAAGAACCTCCTGTTGCATTTGTTCCTCTTAATACCGCAAAAATATCTTGTCCAAAAACTCGAAGCTCATCACCCTCTGCAAATTTCTCTCCACTTAAATACTTAATAACGAGAATTGATAACCCTCCAGTGGTGTCTGTTGCTATAACTTTAGCTCTAACCAATTTGGAACTATTATATGAGACAATAGTTTTATCACGGAAATCATTTAAGTCAATATCTACACCACTATATTGATTTTGCAAAATAATATAGTTAGCTTTTCTATCTAAAGAAATTCTTCCACCAATAATAGGGCTGCCACTCTTAAAAATGTGATTGCCGAACTTTTCTATTTGATTAGATAAAATAGTTTGTAATTGAGTCAATTCTCTAGCCTGAACAGCATATCCAGGTCTAAATAGAACCCTTAAAAAATTCTTATCTTCATCAAAATCGTCGTAGTATGGGTCGTAATTGAAAAGCGTAGTCATTTATTCCTCGTTAGAAACTCAATATGAAACGGATTCTTTCCGTTTGTGAGGGGTCTCTTGTTACAGGCAATTTATCTGATATGTATAAAACTTTTCCAGAGTATAATTCGAGAGAAGGATTTGTTACAGAGTTAACAACTCGAATCGCACCTGAAGATATGCCTTTAATTGATTGATTTACACCTAAGGTGCCTTTTACATTATTCAAGTATAAGAAATTTTCTACATCATCAAACGATATAACATCTGCGGTAAAAGTGCTCGTAGAAATGTCTGTTCCTTGATAAACGACTTCATCCGAAGAGAAGTCTCCAACTCCAGGAGAAACTTTAACTTTCGTATATAAACTATAGGTATTACTTGTAGCTAAGGTTGTGGTTCCTCTTAAATAAGGATTTTGAATCAGTGTTATTTCTCTGAAATCATTGTTGGTGGGTATTAACCCAGATTCATCTTCTTCAAAGTCAACGTTGAATAATATTGTAGAAGCTCGCAACTCATAAACAGGATCATAACCATGACCATCGACAGGAGATATTGAAACTGTAGCAGCAGCATCAGAACCAGAACCACCAACAACATCTTGAAAGCTCAAGTTCGCATAAGTGTAATTTGTTCCTCTATTTTGTATAATAATGTTAACAACTTTTCCATCCGAAACATTTGCTTTTAATACAGCACCAGTTCCGTCACCCGATATGTTTATGATGGACTGTGTTGCACCATTAGTATAATTATTTCCAGAATTTGTTATATGTACAATATCAATTGAACCGGGTTCGGCTGCTGCTCTAACGAATTTATTAAAAACTGTAGGCATCCATTCTTCAGTCAAAAACTTTTGTTTTTGAATCGAGGTTAGAGTGAACATATATTTCCATTTATAACCGTCTTCTGTCTGAACGAAAGGCTCTTCTAATGAAGTTGTGGAAAGGCTGAGTTCGGGTTCACTTGTAGATAAAGCTCCAGAATTGTTGGATAAACATTTAAAAACTTGATCTTTGGATGTTAGAACATAAAAATTAGTATTTGATGTATACGTATTATAAATTGTACTATTAGCCCAATTTATTCTTGGAGCAACGAGAGAAGCATTCTCAATGGAAAGTCTTTTAGCAGCAATTGCCGTTTTATAAACATCATTTAGATAGGTTATAGTGTCAGAAGGAGTTCCTGCAACTTCAGTGCCAGCATTCCATCTTAATTGTTTACCCATTAAAGCATAGACATAAGATTTTCTTGGCGCAGGAAGGTAAGAATTTGCTCCAACCTCTAATAGGTTGTAAACTTGTTTTGCAAGTAAAATCTTGAAGTTTTCTGTTATTATAGATGACATAGTATTATTTATCTAACTTTTTGTATGGTAGCGAAAAGATTACTTCCGTTAGCTTTAAATGTTGTTGTCGTTATTATTGTATTAGCATTTACAGAATTAGCTTTTGCATATTCAACCAAAACAACATTAGCATTTACTTGTGTGGAAGAGACATTTAATATTGAACTTACGATTGCAACATTAGCATTTGTAACTTCTCTAACTGTAACTGTGTTTCCGGTGGAAAGATATAGTGTATCTCCTTCTTGAAAATCATTCAAGAAATTAGCAGTTCCTTGATACGAAATAATTATATTTGAACCTGTTGAGACATTAACCGTACCAACAAGTCTCCTATGAACATTTGACAATAAGATAATATCACCAACATTTACGGTAGTTATCAGATTTGCAGATACATTTGTCGTTGTAATTGTATTTGATGATGCTGCAATATTATAAGTATCTGAAAGGTCATTTATTGTAATGTATTTTGTCTCATCTGTCGTTGTAATGATTTCTTTATTTTCATCTGTTTTAAAGGTAAATGTTTTTGTTCCTATTGGATGAACAATTTCATTTAAAGGTTTTTTGAATG